TGTTATAATTTCCGCTAGTATTAGAGTACAAAGCTACTTCCCCAAAAGCTGCATTTCCATTTCCGACAGTATTACTAAACATGGCGTTGTTACCTATTGCAATATTTACAGAACCAGTTGTATTACTATATAGAGTTTCATAACCAGTTGCAATATTATTTGTTCCAGTAGTGTTACTATACAAACTACTATCACCAACAGCAGTATTCTCCGTTCCTGTTGTATTGCTATAAAGTGATTGATATCCAACAGCTACGTTATTAGAACCTGATTGGTTACTTGCTAAAGAACTTAACCCTATTGCAATATTGTAAGAACCTGTTGCAGATGAGCCACCATTTGCATACGCTTGTGAACCTAAAGCTACGTTTGCAGTTCCTGATGTATTGTAATAACCAGCTGACCAACCAATAAATGTGTTGTTTGCGGCTGTATTTTGATATCCAGCTTGGTAACCTGCTGCGGTATTATTTGAGGATGTAGTATTAGAGTAAAGAGATTGCATACCCAAAGCCACGTTACTTATACCATTTGTATTTGAATACAATGATTGCTGGCCTAAAGCAGTATTGTTATAACCACCAGCACCAGCCGAGCCATAAATAGCTTGATAACCGATAGCAGTATTTCCTGCAGTTTGATAATAAGCAGACTGAAAACCTAAAGCTACTAATCCATTACTTGTTGAAATTGTGTAACCTGATTGATACCCAACCGCTGTATTGCTCGATGCTGTTGTATTGTTTTGTAATGCACTTTGTCCAATACCTGTGTTATATAAACCTGTTGTATTTTGATTTAATGCCGCTGCACCAAAAGCAGCTATTTGACCTGTTGTATTTGCAAAACCAGCACTCCATCCTACTGCTGTACTATACGATTGAGTAGTATTGCTATACAAAGCCTGATAACCCATTGCCGTATTGTAATTAGCTGTAGTGCTTAATTGTAAAGCACCAACACCTATAGCAGTATTAGAACCACCTGTAGTATTTGTTGTTAAAGCATTTAAACCAAATGCAGAATTATATTGTCCTGATGAATTTGATGCTAATGCTCCACTACCAACAGCCGAACTACCACTAACACTACCACCACCTAATCCAACAGTAAGACCATGAATAGATGCGTCAAATGTAGTTGTTAAGGTTGTGCCATTAAATGTTAAATTAGCACTATCTTGTAATAATCCACTTGTGCCAGCATAGGTTACTCGACCACTTGTTAAAGCTGAATCAGTAATAGAAGTAAATGTTGCTGTTCCTAAAGATGGTTGTACGTTTCCTTATGCGTCTAAATAAACCGCCTTCTCGCTAGGATAAGTTACAAATACGTTCTGTGTACCTGAAGCAAAGTTAACAGTAGAGCCAGCATTAGATGACGATAAGACCGTTGTACGAGTTAATGTATTTCCTGATGATGAATATGTGCCAATACCAACTTCCCAGTTTGCACCAGACTGGTCAGCAATTGTGTAGTAACAAGTATTTCCATTACCTATCGCAGCGGAAAAAGTTTGATAGCCTGTTACCGCACCTAATAGCGTAACCGCTCCTGTACCTGGTGCTGCTGCTGTTTCTAAAACACGGTCTTTTAATGTCAACGCCATATGACGCTCCTAAAAATCTGTTTAAAATCAAGAAGTTGCGGTAGTACTGTAACTTACAGAAACAGTATCACCTGCCGTAACTGCTTTAGCAACTGCAAAATTACCTTCTGAATATAGTGTACCAGCCGTTGAACTTTGTGTACTAACAGCTCCTGTTCCTGTTACCAAGAAACATCCATAAACTGTTCCGCCACCACCAGTAATTGTATAAGTAATCGCTGTTGCTGAAGATGTTGTCACGTTAGATGGTGTTGAGCCTGTAGATGTAGACGCACCAAATACTGCTGTTCCACGAACTGCTGAACCACCAACTGTGTAATTAACAAACTCTGTCCATGTATGTGAAGCCATCGTATCGGTAGCAGCAAATGTTGTACTGTTACCAATCAAGCCAAGAAACGGTCCAACTGTCGTATATGTTCCTGATGTTCTTAATAAAGTATCCAACATCAACTGTTTACCTACGGCTACGACTAAGTTAGGAAACTCTTCTGTCCACTTTAAGTTACCGTTTGCATCACGGCACTCAACGTGGTAATGTCCTTCCACACCCATTCCTTCAGGAATAGTTACATTTGCTTGTAAGGTTGCTACAGCGTTATCACCGCAGCTTGCTAATTCGTTTGTCATAATTTCTCCTAATCTGGACTGCTATAGTTAAGACTGCCTGTATTGGTTCCAATCGTTAATATTGCACTATTGTATGAAGCTGTTGGAAACTGTACTGTAAAACTAGTTGTGCAAGTTTTATCTGATCCAAAATTCAACACAAAACACGCTGCTCCTGTAGTTGCATTATAAATTAATGCTCCTCTTGTAGTAAAGGATGCTGGGTTCCAAACTGCATTATTAAACGATACATAACTTACATTATATTGTGTATTCTGTGTTGGAAATGTTGAAATAACTAAAATATTTCCACCAGCTATATAACCAGTTCCAACTACCTCATTAACTGTTGTATATGCCGCTGTAGACTGCCCTAAATTAGCATTGGCATTATATAAAGCAATCTTATAAGTATATGGGCTAGAAACAGAAAAGTTCTCTAAACCACTTAAAAGGTTTTGTTGAAAAACTGTGCATGATGTTTGAACTATCATACAATGACCTTAAATAAATTTCTTTTGCTTGAATTATCTACACCACGCATTACTTGTAAATTGCCAGGAACATGCAAACCAGAAACAAACTCACCCTGTAAAGGTATTATATGGTCAACATGCCAAGGTTCATTATTTACACGAGTTAACATGGTAGCAACAGAATGAATGCATTTTATTTTTAATTTATCAAATTCAGTTAACCATTTTGGTGTACGTTGTATTCTTGCAGCTCTTCTTTTTGCTACTGTAGTACGTTTAACTAAATATCCAGCAAGTGTTTTTTCATATTTTTTAATTGCATTTTTTCTATTTTCTTTACCTTTAGGTGAAGAATCATAATGTTTTGCATTTTCTTTTCCACGTTCTGAATCCCTGTATCGTTTCATACGTGCAATTCTATTTGCGTATGCAACAGGATTTGTTATTTCCATTATGTACTGGCATTTTTTACACACATGGCGATATCCGTTAGAGTGTTTTTTAAAATCCACCAATTCTTTATTTTCTAGGCATTTTTTACATGTTCTCATAAAACCACATTGCCTTTTAAATTAGTATTTAATTTAGTCATTCCATCCCTGTACGCATCACCACGCTCCATACCATTACCAAGACGAATGGCTAATTGAAGAGCTTCTTGATATTTGTCTTCATAATATTTAACCATATCTTGTTCACCTTTCATAAAGATCATAGCCTCTCGCATAGATCCATATAAAAGAACTGGATCAAAGTTATCACCTAACCAACTTTGACCATTAGAATTATTAACTGTTACCACATTAAAACTAAATCCAGATGCAGTAGAACTACCACCTAAATAAGTAGTATTGACTGTTAATACGTCACTAGCATTATAAAAACTTCCGCCATTTTGTAATTGAACAGAAATAATTGATCCGTTTGTTCCTACTAATACATCACCATATCCACCTACGCCAGACTGATTACCACTTGTAGAATAATATTGAAAAGGAACATTAGGATAAAATCCTGGTATGTAGTTAGCTCCAGCACTTGTTAATGCTATGCTTAAAATAATTCCTTGAACAATTGATGCTGGATAATAAAAATAATGCAATTCAGCACCATAAGACATATCAGGTGTTGGTCCAATAATCAACGACAACTCATTAGGATTAGAAAATTGATTACCAAATAAAGCATAATGAAATGGAGTTCCAGTTGAATTAGGATTGGGATAAGCCTCACGAATATAATTCACATCTTTATTCAAAAGATAAGAATAATTACCTGTTGTTGGATTAATAATTGCCAGAGAAAATGTAGCCAAATAATCGTTTGGTAAAGATAAATAAGGATTACTTGCCGTTAAACTACCTGTTACATTCTTCCGTAATGATGGAAACTGAACTGAGTTATAAACACGCTCTTCACATTCCTGAATAAATGTAGGAATGTAAGCAACAAACGTAGACTCCGTATTTTGAGAATACGCTTGTATCGTGTTAAATAACTGTTCGTAATTCACGCCATTGGTCCTCTGGACATTCTTCCTTTAGTTGCTGCACCAGCTCCACGCATTTCAATACCATCTTTTTTTTCTACTGCCATGCCGTAACTTACTCCACCCTTAATAGGATCTTTGATGTTTACATCTTTGGCAGCTTTTTCACGAGCATAAGTTCCACGATCCATAACTTCTTGACCAGTAATATGCTTTTCTTTATTGGTATGTGGATTGGCATATGCCTCTGCTGGTTCAGCAAATTTATTTTTACCAATCGTAATCTTTGGACTATTTTTAGTAGTTGGTTTAACTTGAGTAGCCATTATTTGCTCCCTGCTTTTTGATTATGAGCACGAGCTAAATTGCGACCTACTGCTTTCATCGCCTTGCCTGTCACTCCACCTTTAGCCATTTTAGTAACTGGCTTACCTTTGTGCATATGATGTTCATGTTTATGAACTTCTTTTGCAGCTTCTTTATCAGCAATCTTCACCACTTGTTTCTTATCCATGTTAACTCCTAAGTTGTTAATATCGTTACTTTACCTATTGTAATCACTAAATTCAAGTCATTGGGAACAAATGCATCTGTAAAATAACTAGCCCCTCCAACTGGATTCCAACCCCATTGCGTTTGTCTACTACCATCATTTACATAACCAAGATTATCAACATTATTAACATTTGGATCATATGGATTCGTAAATAGTCCAGTTGTTCCACTTGCTTGATAACTTACATCAGGTCTTGGTTCACGCACAGCTTGTGGATCATTTACAGGATATAAACCTAAACTCAACTGTGGATGATCTGGATCCAAACACTCAGGACAAACTTTAATATTAAATAACTTGGTTTTAATAATTTCTTTTTTTAATTCTTTCAGCAAATATCGTTGACCACATCGGTCACATTCGGCAATTGCATACTTACCTGATGAATACTTACTTGGCATTAAACTATCCTACCTTTAGTCCTACCTTTAGTTTCAATTCCATGACCACGCACAACTGTGCCGTTAAATATTCTATCCAAACTTGTTTTCTGGCCATCAAATCCTTTGACCAATTTTTTACTACGATATTTGTCTTCAACTATGCCACCTTTTTTATATTGCTGAGACTTTGATGCTCGACCAGCTTTTTCAGCAGCCTCAACTTCTTGATCCATAATTGAATGTATTTCTTTGGCTCTTTTGTCACCCTCTTCAGGCGTATCGTAAATTGGATACTTACCTTTATTAATATCTCTTCTAAAATAATCTCTAATTAAATCAGCATCTTCATATTGTTTTCCTTGGATGTAGCCAGGAACAAGGGCTGATTTGCCTTTATATGGACCGCTATCCATTGTCACACCAGTACTATAAACAGTTACAGGCTCACCCTCTGGACCAGTGCCAACATTGTTAAATGCAATATTATCCCTATGATATTGAACAATATTTTTTTCTTGAGGTGTTAATTTCAATTCTGCCATTATCTATTTCCGCCACCATAGAATCCCATTCTTGGAACAAAACGAATAGCAGCTTTTTCTCTGTCTTCATCAGATGCTAATGTCCATTGTTCCATATAATCAGCTTTTAACATCGCTATACGAGCAGGATCTACCCCAGTAATTTTCTGAGATAAGTAATAAGCCAGTCCAGCAACCATCGCAGATATAAATCGAAATGGTATATCATTTGTTGCCGTTCCAGTTCCAGCATCTTGCATTCTACGCAATCTCCAATATACAAATGTATACTGACTGCCTGGTGAATTTGGTGTAGGCCAGACATTAATACAAGGTAGGTTTGTAACGCTTATAGGGGCGTTATAGGCATGTGCAGAAGCAGTTGTACCTGCTTGTCCACGATAACAATTTATAAGCTGTGCAGCAGTTGTAGATACGTTTGGATAATAAATAATTTCATTATCTATCTTGATATATCCAGTTGCAGCTAATCCTGTTAAATCAGATGGAGTAAGCTGAATAGTCGTATCTGTTGATGATATACCACCATTACCATTAGAACCATTTCCAACCAAAGTATAAGATGTTGGATTAACTTGCCCAGATTGGCGATTGATCCATACTTGAATTGGTCTACCTTGTGCCAGTTTATTAGGCAATGTTGAATAAGTATCTTCCGATATACGGCTAATATTAATATCAATTTGATTTTGCAAAGTACCAGTACGAATCACTTGGCTTAATAAATCAATCGTATCAATTGGCAAAGGATAAGTAATCTGACCTGTATTCATGGGAATTTGTCCCTCTTCTACAGTCCATAAATTAATACCTCTATTTGCCCATTCAACAGTTAATATGTTTAAAGAACGTCTTGCAGTTCTAAAATCATAACCACTTCTTAACTCAGCACCGCACCGTTCGAACGCCTCTTCAATGAGTTCGTTCATGTTTAAATCAAATACGGAGGTGCCTGTAGTAGTCATTTATGCATTTTTCTAAGTGTTTCTGCTAACCTTGCACGTTGTCCTAACTTGCCAGGTTTTTTAGCAGCAGCTTCGAGCTTTTTCTCTGGAATGGTATGTCCTTCTTTAACACCCAAAGATTTACGCAACGCACCAGCTCTGTGTATTGCGTTCTGTATCCATTTTTCAGCCATGATTAACTCGCAGCTGGTGGGGTTGGAGTAGCCTCTAGTGCAACTTCTGGAGCAGCTTCTGGAACAACAGGAGGAGGAGCAACTAAAACTGGTGTTGGATCTACTGGTGCAATTTCTGCAACAAAGTTAGACACAACAGCTCTAGCTTGATCATCCGCATCTAATTGTTTTGACTTTAAAAAGTTTTCAACAATAGACACTTCTTTGCCAACATAATTAACAAAATCATTAATTAAATTGTGTTCTTCAGAACGATGTCCAACACTTCTTACAAATGCAATTGCTTTTTCAAATAAATTCATTTTTTCCTCGCAGCTCTCATGTTATCGACTAAATTAGGATAAGGTCTACCAGCAGCTTTAGCCATAGCTTTTGCCGATGCCTTTTTTGCTGAACTTAACTTTTTAGGTTTACCTAAACTTTTCGGTCTTGGCTTATCCCATACCTCGCCACCTTTTGCATACATAGCAACAGCATCAGGGTTATCCTTTCTGTGAATAACCTTTTTAGTTGGCATCTTGGATGGGTTCATAGCTCCCATACCACGACTGGCTCTCATTTGTGAGCCTTACCACCCCAACACATTTTTTCAACATGATCCATGTGATGGTGATGATGTTCTGCATGCTTTTTAAAATGATGCTTGTGATGTTTATGAGATTCAGTCTCATGTTCAGAAATGAACTCATCATGACGTTTCATATCTGGACCTGATTCTGGCTCCATGTGTTCTTTGGTTAAATGTGGTTTCATCAATTTCTCCTTAACAATATTTAGTCTTAGTATGACCACGCATAGCGATACCATCAGCACGATGTGATGTAGATCCACCATGAGCCATCTTCTTTACATGACCACCATGTTTTTTGGTATTGACTAATGGACCATCTCCAATAGTATTACCTTTCATCTTAGGATGACGATCTTCTGTGTGACCATGTTTTTCAACTTTAGACTCACCAAAACGATCATGTTTATTAGAACCTTTTTCAACGTCTTCTTTCATAGTACGAGGACCCATTGACTCAGCTTTACCACCGTGAGCCATTTTTTTCATGTGAGCTTTACCACCATGCTTCATCATTTTAGCTTCATGCTCTTCTTCTTTAGCAATACGTCTAAGTTCTTTAGCCTGGTTCATTTCATGCATCTTTTCACTTTCGTGATGAGTTGCACCACCGTGAGCCATTTTTTTCATTTTATGATGACCTTCATGTTGAGCCATATGATGTTCAGCCATTGCTAAATGGTGATGAGCTAAATGCTTATGATGAGCTTTAGATAAGCCACCATGTTTCATTCCACCAGCCATTGGAGCACCCATTGGAGGTGCTGGAGGAGCCATTGGAGCTGGGGGATTTCCCATTGCTCTTGCTGCCATCATTGCCATCGCTGGGTTCACACTACGTTTTTTCATCGTTGCCATATTGATTCCACCTTTTTTAAAATGTTTGCCTTTATCGGCTTCTACAAAATCACGCCCCACCCTTTGTGGAATGTGAACCTTATCAGCAAACGCCTTGGAATGGGCTATTGCCTCCATAAAATCATGCTGTTTTTTACTATGACTTGGCATTACTACCTCGTATTAATTCGTTAATTTTATCTTCCAAACGATTAAATCTCGTATCGATGTGGTCCATAATCTTACTTAATTCAGCTTGTGTTACTGTATCACGAGCAACTTCTTCACGAGTCTTGTTTAATAAAATACTTAAACGATTTAACTCCTGAAATTTTTCTTTCATTATAAAACCAACGATTGCAATAAGTATAGTTAATACTGCATTCCAAAATGGCATGATTGCATCATTTAACATTTCCACTTCCTTAAACTTTTGTTGATTCTTGAATTAGGATCATTTGCAGTTTCCGCACTGGTCAATCTTTTTTTCATGCCTTCCATGCGAGCACAAAAAGATTTCTTCCGTGATCCGCCTTCTGGTTGTGGAGCTTTTAAATGTGCACCATGCTCTTTGTTATAAGAAGCTCTTCCTTTGGCATTTAAGCCGCCACTAGGATTTTTACCTTCTTTACGTTGCCAAGCTGGTGTCGTAGCCATGATTAGATACCATTAGAAATTAGTTTGCCAGCAATAATAACGCCAGCTGCAATAGTCGTTGCTGTACTTGTTACTAACTGCCATTGAATATCCGTTTTTTCTGTATAAATAAACGGATCAGAAGATCTATTGGCTGTGTAAATAGAAACAAATGGCTGTTGTAAAACATTTAATTTCACGCCAGTTACGTTATTAATTGCTTGTACAGAATAAGTAACAATATTTGATGATGTATAGCTATTTGATGTATTAACTTCAGCAAAGTCTAAATAGAATGAAAATCCTGCTGGCACGGTATAGATTGTGCTTTGTGACTTACCAATGCCAGTATTAATCTGTGCATAAGTAGCAGTTGCACCAGCATTTTTAGCTGTAATTGTTCCAGCATTTGAAGTCTGACCAGAAGCAACTCCAACCATAATCATGCTGTTTACACGCAAATATTTATTAGAACTAACAACACCTGTTTGACCAGTTAAAACAATTATTTCAGATATTGGATTAAAGTTTGCATCAAGTCCATTAATTTGTACGGCTGCTGGAGCTACATCGGCTGTTGAAGAACTAGCCACAGTTACAGTTGCAGCTGAAGCTGGATATGTATAAGTAGTAGCATTTTCCCAAACAGGAATTTGTGTATTACCTACTGCAGATTGATATCCAAATAGACTTAATGTTTGATGCCCAGCAATCTGACCACGAGAAACTTGTAAATCAAATGGCTCTGTTCTCGCAGAACGAGTGATAGACATTACCGAATTATTGGTACTTGGTATTCCATTTGGGCTTTGTGCCATATTAATCTCCTAAAATTTTAAAAAGGGGACCGTAGCCCCCTATCGGATTAATTAGTCAAAGTTACCGTATGGGTAAGTTGTCGCATTACCAATGTTCATGTCATTTTGGTTGTAACGTAAAGTTACTTCAACTTGACCTGAAGACAAACCAGCTGAGGTTGTTGTCATTTTTAATGTCACAACTATTTGGGTAAACCATGCTGGTTCTTGACCTGCTTGCAAGTTTTGGAAGTCTTGCAAAGTTGCATTGCTATTGGTTAACTGTGAGCCTACAAATGTTGCTGTGTAACGCTGTGCAGATGGGCTAGAAATGTTAGCAAATGTTGCATACACACCAGTAGAAGTTGCAAAGTTATTAGAAACATATGGTTGAATTGCACTTACAGCCACTGGAGTACCAGCGTTGTCTTTTGGAATTGTGCCAACATCAAGGATAACGTCAGTGATATTACAGCTGTATGGCAAGTAGAAAACTACGCCACGATAAACAGTATTGGTTGCATCAGCTGTAGGAGCAGATGCTGCTGTAGGACCAGTGTTGCTAAATACACCGTTTTGTGGGGTGTAAATAACAGCAGCTGAGTTAGGAATGTTATTTGAAGCTACAAATTGACCAGAACCACCACCATAGTTAACACCAGGTGCAGTTACTGAAAAGTCTAAAAGAGCTGTTTGAACGAGGTCGGTATAACCAACATC